TAATCCTTGATATGCAGTATTGAGTTCGTCAATGGTAGGAATGTTTGGTTTTGGTACAGTACCGGTGGTATCTCTAATCCAATTTTGATAAGCAGTGTAGTAAGCCTGCGGCACCACATACAGATCAATAATGTTTGTAGTTCCTGGATCTATTCTATTGGTCAATGGGGAATTGTGACGATATTGATAGTACAAGTCTTGACGGCCCACACGAGCAATCCATCCGGTGACAGCTACCAATGTGCGTGCTCCAGTTACTGATATACTAAGTTCATAGAATGAATCTTGGTCATATGCGTAAAATACCTGTCCTGGAGACCATTCACTTTTGACCAATTCAATGTCATCTATGGTTGCATAGTCAGAATTTACGCGACCTTGTTCTACCAATAGATAACGTTGTAAATTGTCAAAATCTACTGTTTGTTGTAAGAATACAAATTTCTGATTGGCGTTGACTGTGGGTGCTACAATTTCTGTAAAAAAGTCTGGGTTGTCAGGAATGCCATCACTGTCAGCATCTCTATAGCTGACCAACACCTGAAAGTCATCAACATAACCATCACTTTCCACAGGTTGGCCAATGATGGTAACAGGAACGTCACCGGGCAAATGATCAGTGGAGTCTGGTTGAGTATTGACTGCTAGTAAATTAATGTAGTCTTTGATTACTGTGCCCGTGCGGCTATCGTATACTTTTTGACCTTCGTAAAAGAAAAATCTTGTTTGTAGCACAGACCCAAAATTGTATTGTAATCCGCGGAACGTGATAGTATAATTTTGATTTACTGTGACAAATTGTACTAACCAACTGGCATCTGAATTAACTCCATTGGTATTACCAGCTAGACCGGGCACGGTTTGACTCCAAGCAGCGTTTTGATCTAGATTGGTACTGGTAATCAAGTACCAAGAATATGGAGTTCCTGTTACAGACCCATCATTGTCATATCCCAAGCCAAAGTTTCGATACAAAACAATTTGTTCATTGATTGCAGCTTCTAAATCTTGTGGCAAATCTGTTACAAATAATGGAATAATTGTGTCAACAATTGCACCAGTAGGAACAAAGTTGTTCAGTGTTACAGGGCCGGCACCTGATGGTAAATTGCCCAGGCCACCGTTGTATCCATCTCCAATGACTTGCAGTGGGCTGGCCCAGATTTCTAATTTTTCATCTGAACGTGCCGGCGATCCTTGCACCAGTCGATTATTACGATCAAAGTAATACCCAGTTGGTGACACAAATTTAATCAACGCGCCTGGTGTAACAAAATAAAAAGGATTGGTGACCCCTACTACATTACCCACTGGTATAGGAGTACCACTGGTCCAAGTGCTGCTGACTGTGCTATTGCGGAAAAATCCAGTAGTTTGGTTGGCCAATGTAGTACTTTGTTGCCAGGTGCTTAATGCTGTGGTGCCAGTATTAATTGATTGTCGCGGAAAATTTGCATAATAAAATTGTTTTACAATAGGTTCAAGCAACTGTGGTTGTACTTGATTTGTTATAACATCTGCAACTTCATTTCTGGTGTTCCATGTGAACAATATTGTAGGTAATACGTTTTGTTCCCATAACCCACCATCACTGCCAAATGTGTTAGTACTACTATATTTGCCAGTATTGTCTACTAGGTCAAGATAACGACTAGTTCCTATGCTGGCACGATTTAAGGCTTTACTTTTAAGAATAGAGTTGTATTGAGTGTATGGAAATAAATTATAATCTTCTCCATTGACCATTCTGTTCTGTGTGTAATATTGTGCTGGGGCACGTTGCTTGATCTCTGCAATTGGTTCACGTGTTTGACTATTGCTTACTGGTTGTGTAATACCGCAAGTGAATGTTATAGTTTCAAGATTTCCGCTGCGACTGATGTAACTGATTGGCAAACTAACCGATTGCATTTCTTCAGGGTTGATAATGTATTGTAATCCATTAGATGCACGAACATAACAACGGAATGTGCCCACTGGGATTTCTGAAAAAACTCCATCACCAAATACCAATGTAATCTGATCATTGGCTCTACTGGTCACAGAAAATATAGGGCGCAGACTTGTTCCAATTTGTTCAGCTGCGGCTGAATATACATTTTCAGTAAATTGCCATTCTCTGTTGATTGTGCCCACTGTGTCCAGTTGGAACAACCAACGATCTTCTTGATTGACGCCTTCAATGTTGATGTTAACTGTGCGGTTGGCAATACGTTCAGGTAAATTAAAATCTTGATTTTGTAATACACCTTGTTTGAACATGAAGAAATAGCCAGTGTTGTTGCTGTTGAATCCCAACTGATCATTACGGAACAACACATTAAATGTTTGATTTATTCTAGGACTGGGTTCATAAAGATAATTTTCACCCACCGACGTACTAGTCATTGCTTCAAATGGCATGGTAATACCGTCTACTGTTGCATTGTATGGTATCACTGGCAAATAGCCTGGGACCAAATTGATACCATATTCATCAGTACGCACACCCAAGATAGTTTGGCGATTGCCCGGACGGCCGACGCGTTGTGAATCTACCAGAGAAGCGTTGATGATTGCAGTAAATTGTTCTTGCCAAGCTGGATTGGTAGGGTCTGCCCAGTCTACAGTTACATTGCTGAGATTTACGCCATTGTAATCTACAACATTTTCTGTGGTCACAACTGAAAATACTTTAAGCAGACCTTGTGATTCTGTATTGCGCTTGGCTGTATAGCTGATTAAATTTGCCAACTGAACTACTGAATCTCTACGTTCAGCAGTATCCATGTAATTTTCTCTTGTGTTGAGATCAGTGCGGAATGCTAGCGATTGTCCCATAAACGCCATTACGTCTAGTAGGGCAATGAATTCACTGCTTTCAATATAATCGTTAAATGTTTCTGGATAATACAGTCGCAGATAGTCAACAAAACTTTTACGTAAAGTTTCAAAGTCGTAACTTTGAAAATCAGCTTCGCGGTAAGTCTGGTAAATTTGTTTCCAGTCCTCTACTCCGAATATTGCTGTTTGTCTAGTAGTTGTTGCCATTGGTTTTGACCTTTTTGTGCCTTATTGTTTATTTATGGACACAAAAAACTGCGTAGTTTATACCTAAATGTAACTGGCTCGTCTAGACACAATATCAAAAAATATTGCCAGTCGTTGAGCATCAGTTGATGGAGTTATTGTTAATTCCAACTGTATCAATATACCGTTGTTTTGTGGGAAAATTTGTATGTCTGAAATAAACACTCTGGGATCGCCGCCGGCCACACGTTGTATTTCAGCAACCATGCTGTTCTGCAATTCTTCAATTTGGGGTTCAAACAAGAAGTTCCATAATATTGTACCGTATTCGGGCCTGCCTGGCAATTCGCCTTGACGTATGTTAAACGCATTCAATAGATCACGTTTGATCAATGGAAAATCAGTCAAGGTAAATTTTTTAACTTGATCAACAGTGTTGAAACCTATAAATGTTTGAGCCATACAAGTATTTACCGGAAAAATTAAGTGCTAACGTTGGTTGAAATCTTGTCAGCCAACTGTCTGATACGTTTGATAATTGGAAATGACAACCCTATTAACTCGTCGGTCTGATCACTTATTTTGTCATTGAGTGCTTTGAATTCTTTTTGTATTTCGACAGGAGCGCCATCGTAAACCGTTGACGCGGGCACGTAGTAGGTTGCTACCCCATCTAAATAAGATTGATTTGCTGCTTGTTGTTGACCGTCAATGGCTATCCACTCTTGTTGAGATATGACTTGTTGATTCTCCAATGTTTTTAATTTTTCATTGATCACGTTCCACGTTGGTATTATGCTTTGAATAACTGAACTGAAGTTAGTAAATCCTGATTGTATTGTTTGTGATATAGCACCAACATCAGGTGTTGCAGTGGCAAAATCTGGTGCAGGTATCTTGTCATTTCCTAATACCCTGTTAGTAGCACCAGTTAACGTACTACGATCCACTGTGTCTGCAGCCGGAACTGGTGCAATTTCAGCTTTAAATATTGGCTCTATTTTGCTTTGTGCAAGATTCACAGCATAAGAACCGTCTTTGACCAAGGTATTAAATGTTGCTTTGGCATCTGCCGGGGTTGGTAACCCTTTTAACAGTGCTTCAGTATTGGGCACACTTTTAGCTGCACTCAATGCCACACCTGCTAGACCTTGTGCGCTTAAACTTCCTACCGGAATACCAACTGCTCCTAACGCTGCGGTGCCTTTGGACATGAGATCTTGTTGAACTCCAGATTGCAACCCAGGGTTGGACAACAATGAATCTATGTTTTTAATACCATTGGCTCCGGTGAATACCGCTGGGCTATTGAGCACCGATGATAATGATGCTCCTGACACAGCAGCTAATGCTGCGGTTCCTGGTTTTAAAATTCCTGCAGTTTCCAGTTGCGGAACATTCAACCCAAACGATCCTACACCAGTTGTGTTGCTAAGAACGTTAACTCCTTGATTTACTAAATTTTTAGATTGCGCCAGCACACCACTAACATCACTTGCGCTCATACTGCCAATGGGACCTAATGCAGGAATTTGTTTGATAAAATCAGCTGTGTTGATTGGAGATGTTATTGCGGTAGACCCAATGGTTTTATTGATGGTGCCAATGGCCGTGGTAGCCAATGACCCAACACTACCAGCCAAGCTGGCTGCACCTAATTTATTTGTAATTTCGCCTGACAAATTAGTAACTGCCGGTCCTACTGCTCCTGTTAACCCTGATATACCTGGTGCCAGACTACCGCTCAATGCTCCACCAGCTGTTGCTAAGTTCTTTGAAACACTTCCTAAAAGTCCAGCAGCACCAGGAACACCCGCGCCTAATGCACCAGTTACTCCACTTAATGCTTGATTTACTGCACCTTGTGCAGAAGGCAATCCACTGACTGCTTGAGTTGCTGCACTCAAACTGGCACCGGGTTTGAGACCAATTAATGAACCAGCACTAGATTGTTGGTCAAATATTGCTTTGGCCTGATCAGCATTGAATCCTGGAGGGCCGTCAACATTGAATGACTTGCCGTTTGGTAATGAAAATGTAAATGTTCCCATATTAGTTTGCTGAAATTGCCACACCTGGCGGAACGTCTGGAGCGCCAGGAGGTACTGCATAGCCACTTTCAAATGCCACTGGCACGTCTACACCTTTGTTGTGATAAGGATACGGTTCGTGGGTGGTTATTCGACTACAAATACTAGTCAACCCGTCAGTTTTGGTTTCCCATCCGTTACTGGTATTGAAATTTACTTCAGTAAACAAAGTTTTAGTCACCGGATTAGGTACAGTAACTTGCCCGGCTGCTGGACCATTAAGTTCAATGCCGCCGGCAGTGAGAATCAATTCGCTGCCAGCACCCCAGCTGCCTGATCCACTGTTAATGGTCAATACACCATCAGCTTTTACTCCAATGGTATTTTTACTGTAAACCGTTATGTCTTTCTGAGCATCCAGAATCATGGTTTCCATACTTTCTAACTGCATGCGTTTGGTACTTTTAATCTGTACATTTCTGCCGGCAAACATATTGATATCTCTATCAGCGTGAAAATTTATATCTCCTGCTGTACGCATGTTGATAGAGTTGGTAGCGTACACATCTACAGTACCTTCAGCTCCAAATTCTAGCCATGTTTGCCCATTAGAATGAGTGATGTAAAAAAAGTTACCGCTGTCACTCATAGTAATCTGATGACCTTTACTGGTTCTTAGTCGGAACAAAGCATTTTTATTTTCAAGGTCTCCGTCATCCATGACCAGGGTATGGCCTCCCACGCGACCTATTACTTGTGCTTGTCCCGGAGTAATAGATCCATCATTAATTTTTTTACGAATATCATTGGGTTTCATACCACCTTGATAAATGGGCGATCCAGGAGTGCTTATACCAAATACACTACTTGGCGTTTCTCGTTGACTGGTACTGTTTATAGGACCGCGGTCAGGGTCGTTGATAAGACCTTGTTGAAACATGATTCCTGCCACATAACTATGTACTGGTTTTCGTTGTGAGAAAAATGTAGGACTGTTAAAAATTTCATTGTTATTGACATTGATTTCTGTAACTGGAAGTATTGATGATTTAGAAAAATATTTTTGTTGGTTAACGTTTTGTTTGTCAATGGAATAATTGCTAGTAGCACCAATAGCTGGCAACATGCTGCCCAGTCCCTGTTCAGGCACAGTCCCGATATAGTAACCTTGATCACGTTGACCATTCACAAACACACACAGCACCGTGATACCTACATCTGGCGGAGTAAACCACATGCCATAACTGTTTTCATTTCCAGGATAGTTGCCAATGGCATTGGTTGTGCCAGCGTCATTGATTGCCGCCGGTGGAGTTGATCCGCCAAATTGTTGCATATAACTGACTGTGGTCCATTTGTTAGGATCATCTTCTCCAGCTTGTCCACCATCACCAAATGCTTCAATGTAAACTTTCAATCTCCCAGATCGTGTGGGATCCGCTGTGGATTTTACCACGCCGGTAAACGGACCAAATTCTGCTGGTATGCCACCGCGATCAAATTTATAATTTTTTGGTTTTCCCCTGCTGCGTGCGTTGTTTTGTGCCATTATGTGTCTCTAATTGTTTGAAAAGGTGGATTGTTTGTTGGATTTGATTGCAAGGAATCCAACGTTGTTCTCCCTACAGCAGGTGTCAGTACCGACGGCGAGCTATTTAAGATTGCTGGTCCTACCAGTTGTCCATTACTGGTTGCGTTTTCTGCCGGTTGTGATGGTACAATGTTAGGCACTTGTTGAGCCAATTGACTCAATTGTTGCGGATCTCTAATTCCTGCTTGGTTTGCAAGATTTCCAATGGGTGCTAATGTTGTACCTGTAACACCTTGAGCTGCTGAGGTAAATGGTGAACTGCCGCCGTTGGCTAAACCACCAGTTC